TTTAATTTATATTTATTTATAATATTTACAATTTTGACATGAAATTTTTGAAAAGATTGAGTTTAACTTCTTCAATCTGTTTTCTATTTGCCTCTTGCAATTGTTTTTCGTATTGAGATATCTCAAACTCTTTAATTGCACCGTTGTTCCAAACCCACTCTTTGCCTTCCATAATACCGTTTACAAACGCATCTGGTGCGCTTGGGTCTGCAACAATATCGGCTGCAGTTGCTAGATAGAAATCGTCTTGTACGACATTTTTACCTTGTGACTGCTTCACACTACCCATACCCCTAGAAGAAACACCTAAAGATGCACCCTCTTTAATTAGGTTTGCCACTATAGCACCATACGGAGTCTCTGTCATGATCTTGGCTTTACCAACATAATTGTTTCCCTCTTTTTTGAGAGATTTGATCATATGTGAAACTCTTTCCAAATTTATTGAAGGACCGTCTGGATGTCCTAACTCACCAAACGCCCTGTTCTTATCGATATAGTTCTCAGTATATCTTTGTACTTCTCTATCCATGACTTCGGAAGGATATTCTCTACCATTTCTGTTTTGAATATTAGATTGCAAGAAAACACCTTCAATATAGAGGTCTTTTCCTTTTTGTTCTACTAAAATGTCTTCTACTACTTCTGTAATTAGTTTCATCCTAAGCCCGTCCTTTTTACCATAGATCTTTTCCTACGAATATTTGAGATATTTACCTTACCTTTTCTTTTTCTAGCAGATTTGGTATTTCTAATACTCATCTTTTTTGCATCCGTAGGATTAATTCTAATTTCTTTTTTACCAACGACTTTGTAGCCATCTCTGTTAGTTTTGAATTTCACTTTCCGTTTGCCGCCACGGACAACAACTTTTCTCTTGACTGCCTCATCAAGATCTTCTTCTAGAAATTCGTTAAAACTTAACATTTTTAGGCCTCTTCGTTTTCTGTTTCTTCTTCCTCCGAATCAGATTCAATTCCTTCTTCGGATTCAGCAGTTTCAATTTCATCTTCCTCATCATCACCGTGGAACATGTCATTGGCAAATTCCTTTTTGTAATCGTCAATTTCGATTCCAATTTTATCTCTTAGAATAGCATTGATATTATCTGCAACTGTAGCACCATGGCCCAGAATCGAATCATCCACTATATCTAGATACTTATTATTTATATTTTCATTCTCTTCAGTCATTTTTAAAAGTCCTCATCTTCTTCATTCTCAGTTTGGCCAAAGATTTCATCTTTCTGTTCTGCAACAATTTCTTTTCGCATGTCATTTATTTCATCATCAGAGAACTTCAAAATATTTCTTTGTACCCATTGGTGTGAGTAATATTTACCCATGTAGTCAGTCATTTCAGATAATAGAGCAACTCTGTCTCTAATCATCTCAGTATTTTTAATTTCAGAATAGTAAGAATCTTGCGTAAAATCGAAAATAATTTCTTGTGAAATCGTTTTCCATTCTTCTGGAGTTATAATTCCTTTCAAAATCATTTGTTTTTTCAACAAATCCATGAACAATTCGGAGAATTGATTTCTAATTCTTACAATAAATCTATTAAATTTATATTCATCTCTATTTATCTCAGTTGCTCGGCCCAATGCCAAAGACTGTTCTGGTTCTAATCTAGAGATAGGAACGTTCAATGATTTATATAATTTCTTTTGAAAATATAGTACATCATCCATTTCACCTAAGTTCGATCCGCCAGGCAATGTTTCGATCTCTGTACCTCTACCACCCTCTCTTCTAGGGAACCAGAAGTCTTCTAACATTGACATATGGCGTCTATCATCTTTCACTTCGCCAGTTGCAGCATCATATGCAACTTTATTTTTGTATCTATTCATGATGTCAGCAATATATTGTTCTGCTTTCATCTTCGGAAGGTTTCCTACATCAATATAGAAAACTCTTCTCTCTGGTGCTCTAGTCCATCTGTAAATAACTACAGAGTCTTCAACCATTTGTAATTGATTTAGAGCTTTAATTGCTTTATGTAGATGTCCAATTACATATTGTCTTTTTGCATCCTTGAGTCCAGAAGTGACATGTGCAATAGAATCTTGTGAAATAGGTATTCCAGTAGTTTTATCGCCATTGGAGAGACCTTTTTCATTATATATGTAATATTCGTTTACCTTTTTTACAAGTTTTCCTTGTGTTTTGGCATCTTTTTCGATTTGTTTTACTTTTTTGATCTTTCTAGGATCAATTCTTCTCAATTCTTGGATACCATCTTTTGTCTTATTAGGATTGATGATGATATGCCAATATTGTCTACCGTCAATATACCAACTTCTAAAAATTTCATAACCATTTCTGTTAAAATTTAACAGACGCAATACGGTATCGAATTCTTCTTGCAATGCTTTTTTGACTGCAGAAGATTGATTTACATTTTTAAGTAGTAATTTTACGGGATTTTCATCAGCTTCATTGACAATTGCTTCGGAAACAATATCGTCTAATGCAATTTCAACTTCTGGGTGGATAGACATATCACGATATCTATCAATAAGTTCGTGGTCACTTTTCGCATTATTTTCCAAATTGAATGATGTAGAATAAAAATTTGAAGAAACTGTCAAAGAGCCATCGTCATTCATACTCTCAGGGGGTACGAATGACTTAAGCTCTTTGTTTTCTTCAGCCGTTTTTAGTAGGGTAAACCCAAATAATTTCACTTCCATATTATAATTCCAATAACTTTTACGTTAATTATGTAGTCACGACACCGGCATGCTGCCAGTAATCAAATGCGAATGTGCATGTAAATTCTTCGATAACATCGTTTGAATCCCATGCCAATTCGACAGTAGAAAGTTCTGTTGGGAACAATCCTACAAATTCATATTCGGCAATCTTTGCACCATCGCCGCTTTTACCATAATGGTCTACATATGCATTTGCTTTATATTCACCAGTTGTTGCAGCGCCGCTGTTGTTTCTGTGTGAATTGATAGTATTCATCCATCTTTCGAGTGCATTTCTGACATCAAATTCTTCTGAATTTAATACTGTCACTGTCCATGGTTCAAATGTTCTGTTTCCAGCAACTCTTACCTGTCTACCAAAATATGGTACATCCACCTGTGCAATGGTAGATGAAGGAATTTGTGCTGCTCTAATCATAAACGCACCAGATGATGCAATCTGCCCGACTGTATTCGGAAAGTTTAGTCTCACTTTGAAGAGGTTAGGACGTGCCCCACCATCTCCAAAGTTTGATTTGAATTGTTCTATGTTGAATGCCATTTATTATCTCCTATTTTTATCTATTTATATTAAACTGCACCAACAATTTCATTGAAATCTACACCAGTACGAACTGCAACAAAGTTGAGTTGAATGAAGTTGATTGATCTTGCAGGCTGAATGAAGATATCTCCAACGAATTCATTTCTATCGATAACCTCACCAGTATTATTTGTATCATCACATACAACCTTAAAGTCATATATTCCTCTTCTGCCCTGTACATCTCTCAAGAATGGTTCAATCAAAGATGTGAACTGTGTTCTTGTAAACTCATCGTTGAATTCGAATAGAGTAAACTTGGCTGAAGTTGCAATTGATTTTTCGAGAACGATAAACAATCTTCTTACATTAATTCTGCTGAATGCTGATGAATTTAGCGTTAGAGTTTTGTCACCAAACAATACAGTTCCTTGCCCTGGGAAGCTTACAACTGGATTGATCGCTGCGGTATATAGTGCATCTCTATCCGCTTTATTTTGTACTTGCATAGTTTTCACTACACCTCTATAAACTCCGCGATTAAATCCTGCTGGTGAATACCAAGCATCTCTATCATTTTCGCTTCTTACCATCAATCCTGCAGTATCTGCATTAAATGGTACATATCTGTACTTATCGTTATATTTATCACTCATATACTTGTAGTTTGAATCTGCGAATGCATATGTGCTTGATGTAACATTACTGAAGAATGCGATTTGATTTGCACTTGAACCAGCATCTCTATCTGCTCTCACATCTACCTCTCTAGGAGAAATACATGCAACAGCGTCTTTTCTTGATTCTGCAAGATCAACGATATGAGAAACAATACCATGTGCTGAGTCATCACTTTCGGCAACATCTGCTGCTTCACCCTGTAGAATAAAACCAACATCTACATTTTCTGCATCTGCGAAATGATCAAATCCTGCTTGGAATTGTGCAACAGTAGGTGTGATACCTTCTTGTCCATTCCCCATTGGTCTTCTAACAAATAGTTCTGTTCCATCACTATTTCCAGACTCTGACAATTTTGCAAAAGTTCTTGTGGATACCAATCCACCCCAATCGCCTCCAGCAATTGGATGATTCATTATATGTACATATTTAGAGTTTGTGTTGATGTAATCTACATAATATATACGAGCTCCATTTTCAGTTTTACCGTCTGAAGCTTTTGACATATTTGTTAATACTTCAACATTTTGTTCTGAACCATCAGGATATACTTTTTGTACAACCATCGCAACACCCTGTGATAATTTTTTATTATCAGGCGTACCAGCGCGATATGTGACACTATTATCAATTGTACCATCACCTGCTCTTGGTGCTCCAGCTAGTGCTGATGCAACCGCTGGGTGTGCAGTTTTAAGGCTATCATGTGATGTCTCATCCACTAGGTAAATAACTAAGTCATTCGCCCAAGCGCCTGGATTTCTTGCAACAAATTCGTGTCCATTTGCAGCAGCAGCTCCAAATCCAACACTATCTTCAAAATGCGTGTCATTAGGTACATACATATTGTTTGCGAAAGTAAATGAGTTTGCATTTGCATTTCTGATAGTTGCAGTAACAGCAGCACCGTCTGCTGGAATGGATGCAGTAGCAAATTCTACTCTTGAACCACTTCCAACAAGGGTATAGTGAGTTCCACTTGAAAGTGTAGTTCCGCCTGCATCTACGAGTTCTAATGTCTGACCACCAGAAACATTTACTGCTGGATTCAATGTGAAGGATCTTCTAGCAGGAACAGTAACTGTCACTGTTTCACCAGTGAGCGGTAGATTTGATGTAAATGTGATTACATTGCTATTCGCAGCGACTGTAAAATCAGACGTTGAATAAGCACCATCAGCTGAAGAAACTGCAGTTACTAATGAGTTTGTCACTGCATATGTGCCTGGAGCTTCAGATACTAAGAATGCTGCCTGTTGAGCAATACTAATTACAACTTCATCATTGTCGTTTGCAAACAAACTAATTGCACTATCTGCTGGCGCAGTAGCTGCTTCATGTACCGCAACTGTTGTAAGTGTCGGCATGTAGAATACTTTATATAGTTTGTGATCAGTTTCTGAACCAGCAGACATTGTAATATCTGTTCCGCCAGTATTTGTTGAATATGTATATGTGTCGCTAAGAACAACATCTGCACCAGAAACACTTTTTACATAATAAGTTGTAGAATTAGTAAGTCCTGTTGCCTCTGGTGTTCCAGAGTCTTTGTATACTACAACATCACCCTGTGCTAGTCCATGACTTGCATTAGTTAATGTGATTGTGTTTCCAGCAATAGCTGATGCATCGAACTGACTTCCATACTTTTCGAAGTAATGTCCATGTGATGCTCCAGTTCCACCTGCTCCAGAGTCTGCAGCGTTTGCATCTGTCTGTCTAGTGTATAGTGGAGAAAAGAAACCGCCAGTTGTGAATTGTGTTCCAGCAGTTGACCATGCCTTGTTTGCATCTGAATGTATATACCATGGGCCAGAATTTGAAGTATTACCGATCTCATCAGCTAATGAAATCTTAGTTGTTCCGCCGTTTGCACTACCAGATTCACCAAGTGACCAACGAGATGCTGGTAATATACCACCAGTTTCTCCTGTACCTCTGATTGAAACAGTGATATCTGCCGCAGCGAGATCTCTTAGATTTGTGTCAGTTCCTGCTGCAGCTCCGTTTGCTGTTACCAGTGTAGAACCATCGGTTGCTAATCTTGGAAGTAGGTATTGTGAGTTAACACCTTGAAATAGGTCAAATGCTGACATAGTTCCAGAAACTGCAGTAGTTATTGTTTGTGCAGACGAACCATAGAATGCTGTAGAAGATTCTGCAGTTCCTGTTAATGTTTGTGTTCCTGCTACAGCGGCTGAAACTGTTACTTTACCAGATACCGCATTTAATGTTTTATTAGCGTCACTGACTGCTGTATTATTTGCAACTCTTACAACTTTTATTGAGGCTGAGTATGCTAAGAAATTGGCTGCAGTGAACCAAGATTTGTAGTTTGTATCATTTGGCTCGCCAAAAATTGATTTCAATTGCTCTTCGCTGGAGACTTCTACGATTTCCCCGATAGGGCCTTTAGAAAATCTCCCAACCATAGCACCGATATTAGTGACTAAGGCTGGAACGCTTGTTGATGCATCAATTTCAGAAACGTTAACGCCAGGACTTACTTGGAATGCCATTTTTTTATCTCCTTCGATTTAATTTATAAAGTTATTTTCTATTTATTTATAAAAATTCTAAACTCACCATAAATACCTAATTCATAACATACTAATACCATCAGCAGTCCACACATCTCCAGCATCGTCAACAAAAACTTCTGTATCATTCGATGATGTAATAAACCCAAACGGTAACATATTTTCTTCTAAATGTTTTAATCTTTCTTCATATATTTCTTTTCTGGTATCTACATCACAAAGTTCTTTGAAAAAGTTGTCAGTTGTCATCCATGAAAATAAAATAAGCGTATCAACTAAATCATCAAATTTACCAGCCTCTGCCTCATATTTATGACCTTTAGAAATAAAAGATGTTAATTCATTTATAGTTTCAAAATCTTTAATAATTAATTTGTCTTCTTCGATAAGACTTTTCATATTCATACAACCAATTTTTTTGGTTGATTTTGTTGTCCTAATTCCCATTGTTGTGGATTTTCCTGAAAATCCTGAAGAAATACTTTGTCCTTTTCTAGTGTCACTGCTGATACTTATGATATTTTCATATTCCATTTCATGATATAAGATATCACTAATCTGTTGGCCAACATCATTGATTTCTACTAGAACGAATGCTTCGTTATAGTTTTGTGCCATTCTTCTTATAATTGTAGGATATACCATTGGGGGAATGTTATTTGATCTATATGTAACAACTTGTGTATATGGAACTTGCGTGGCATCAAAAATGGAAAAAGCAGAATAGTCTCCACCTCTACCTCTTGCAACATCTACTGTCAGGAAATATACACCATCTTTCTTGGGAAATCCATAAATTTTTAAATTCCCGTCCTCTGCAACTTTTCTTGGATTTTTATATGGCATATTTTTGAGTTTAGTTACATTAATTAGAGTGTTTGTACTTCCCAAAAATTCTGTATCAAATTCTTGTCGAAACTGTTCAGCGCTAGTATTCTTGATTGTTGTCTGTTTCCATTTTTCGTCACGGCCAGGAACTTCGCTCCAGTGTACTGAAATAGGATTGTATGTATTTCTACCTTCTTCTGCGTCGACCCATAGCTTATAAAAGTGGTTCATACCCTGTGGAGTAGAAACAATAATAACTTTTGTAGATTGTCCAGATGAAATTGTAGGATATACTGAGTTAAAGAATTCTTCTGCCATTTCATTAGGAACAAATGCGAATTCGTCTAAGAACAAAATATTAAACGAACCACCACGAATTGCACTAGAAGATGTCGCAGCGGCCATGACCTTGGCACCATTCTCCAATTCTATATTACCTTTGTTCCAAGTGACAACCCCCTGCTGTAACCACTTAGGTAGATGCTCATATGCCATCTGTAATCTGCTCAGTAGTTCTCTAGCAGTTGCGAGTTTGTTTGCAAGCAATGCAACAGATACATCTTTGTTAAACAGGATATAATGTAAAAAGAATGCAATACATGTAATAGATTTGCCAGACTGTCTACCAATTTTACAGATAGTAAATCGATTGTCGGTAAAGGATTCGATCATCTTTTCTTGAAATGGATATAATTCAAAATTTACAAGTCCTAAATCAACATTAACGATCTTAACATATTTCTTAACAAAGTATACAGGGTCTTCCATGCACTTTACATATTCTTGTGCCTGCTCCTCAGTCCAGTCTATCTGTACCCCTGCAGCTTTTAGATTTGGGTTATTCAGATAAATGTCACTCATCAGATTTTTCTCTATTCTTTCCTTTGAGTTGTTCTAGTAAATCATTGGTACTACCAACTAAGATGGCATTATTCACAACCTTCTGAGGCTTTCCGCCATCTTTAGAGTTTTCAATCTTGTTCATAGTCACTTGTAGTTCTATTAAATCCTTAGTTAAATCTGCTGTAGTTTTTAATAGCTGTCCTGTAACTTCATAAGCTCTAGGATGTTCACTTTCCTTGGCCAATAACAAAAGATTTTGAAGTGCTTCTTGTCCTTGGTTTACTAACTCTTTCAAAGTTTCTCTATGTTCAGTATAATCATCTACTAAATCTTGTTCTCTAATTTCCGAATGCTTTACTTCTTCTATATTAGTTTTTTGTTTTTGTATAATTTCTTTAGAGGTTTCTTCTATTTTATTTTCTATTTTCAAAAAATCACTCAATTTATCATTTAAACGCTCTTTCATTATTCATCTCCAAAATTTTCATCAAAAGTATTGATGAAACTAAAATTGTCTGTTGCTAATGCATCAGAAGGATTTGTAGTAATTGTATTTTTTGTGAATTGCTGTGTTTCTACTTCTAAGTCTTTGACATTGGTTACAGCAGTTCTGATTAACTTCTGTTCTCTTGGAAGTCCATATAAATGTCCAGCCATATTAAATTGCAAAGTCCATATTAATGCTCTTCTAGATGTATAGTCTCCCTCATAATCATCTGAATAGTCAACCGACTCCAATGATAATGCGGTATCTCTAACCACTCCTAATTCATTTGCCTCTTTGATTGGTATCATAAAGGTTGGGGTGAAATATGGTAAAATTTGTTCTATAATCTGCATCGAATCGTCTGCGTTTTTAGTCATTATAGATAAACTGAAACCAATATCATATGGAACAGGATTATACACTACATTCTTTTTATCTGTGTCTGTAGTGTTCTGTTTGTGCATTTTCTGAGTTTTAGGGAGTTTTCTGTCTGCTGCGTAATTAAATCCAGAAATTTCAAAACTCATTCTAGGTAATACGATTGCTGGCTCTCCGGCAGTAGTAACTTTATTAATTCTTGATAGATATTTTTCTGTAGGGCCATATGCAACTGGCACTCTAATTACAGACAAAACATTATCGTTTGCATCTGTCTTTTTAATATCTATGTCGTTAAACATAGAACCAAATGCAATCACATAATTTCTGATTGTGTTTCTGTAAAAATATGCATTTCCTAACATTAATAATCCTCACTGAATGGATTTGTTTTTGTAAAGTCGATTACCCCATCAACTGTTGTTGGTGACAATGGAACTAGTCCACTATCTGGATCTGGAGCATTATCTACTGTTGGATCAGAAACAGCTGGATTTGTTGTAGTAAAGTTATTATCGAGTTCTACAACTCCAGTGTTTATAGTTTCATGTGACCATGAGAACAATTCAGAAGTGATTTGATATACATGCATCTTTCCTAATTGAAAGAATGGAACTTCATCTTCAACAAATTTTATTTCAAAAACTTTATCGGTTATTGGAAAATAGAGTAAGTCGCCGACCAATGGGCGTTCTTTGCCAGTCACTGTGAGAAATCTTGAAATTGACACCATCGTGACAACTTGATCTCTGACTTCTAAACCAAATTTAGAAAGCATATCTCCTTCACCTTCAAAACCATTCACACTTTCAATATGCATCTCTATAGTATGTGTTTCTGTAAACGAGCTAAGATTGTCTTCATTGAATATTGTATCTTCGCTTATAATTTCTCTAGGAACATATATAAAGTCCTGTCCATGCATCTGGATAGACTCTATCACAAGATTTCCAATCAAATCTTGTTCTGGTGTAAAATTTATGGTATTTATGTATGGATTAGTAGCCATCGATTATCCAACCATAATATCTACTGGAAGTTCATATGACAAAGACATCTCTTCCTCCAACTTTTCTATTTCTGCGTTGGCTTCATCTAAAATCCTACCACCGTTGAAAGTAATGCCGCCCGGTAGTTCCACGCCCTCATATTTTGTTAAATTCTCACCCCATTGTTTTTTCACTAGAGCTGTTGCATATCTCTTCAACCATCTGTCATTCCAGACATCCGTATATGTGTCTGGATCAATAACTCTAGTGACTTCTATAATTATATTTTCGCCGACAGTTAATGCTTCTGCCCAATCAATATCTAGATGAAGTTTATTTACATGTCTATTATATCTAATCGGAACACGGCCAGTAATTATTTCATTTACCATTTGTAAGTGATCTTGTGTTAATTGATATGTGAGCATCTCTGCGCTTTGTAAATCGTAAACATCATTTAAAAATAATTGATATCTAATGTCAAACATATTGCCAGAAGTATTGTCTGCATGGAAAAGTGGAATAACTTGCTTGATACCAATAATATTATTACTGATAGTTATATATTTGTTATCCATATCTGTTTGAGTTATTTCATGTGCAAGATATGTATCTTCGACTGCATCATAATGATAGTCTTGATAATACTCTAATGCATCATCAATTCTATCTTCAACTTGCTCGTCTGCTACATTTATCTGAATTACTGGAGAACCCAACTTTCTGAGACAATAAGCTTTGAAGTCGGTTCTGGATGTTACTGTGGCCATTAGTCATACCTCTTATTTTATATGACTATTTATATGTTTTTAAGTTTACCCTTCTAATGAAGCTGTTGGTGGTGTAAAGTTTGCGGTGTATCTTGCTAGACCTT